CGCCGGAAGCTCGGCGAGCTTCTGCCAGACGCTGAACAACAGCGGGGTCTTGGGGGCCGCCGCGAATGTACCTTACTTCACCATCGGGGCCAAGCTCATAACCTCTTTGCTGCAAATAGCGCGAACGCAAATCTGCTTGCGCACCCAGCGCAGCATTTGGCGCCGCCCCGGGCGCCGCGCCAGCCGCAGGCACGTTCTGCGCCAAAACCGGCAACTCTGGGCGAGGGGGCGTAATAAATTGACCCGAACCGTCTTGCTGACGCTGGAAAATGTTTGGCCCAACAGGAACCGTTCTTTGTGAAGGAGTCAGCACTTGCGGCTCCAAGAGCTTGGCCGCCTCCGGATCTTCGGCGTACATCTCCAACAGCGCGTTGGCCGTCATGGGTTGCCCGGAAAATCTGGCAAGCCTTTCCTTGCGTTGGCGGTACGCAAGGTCAGCCTCTATCATTTTCCGGCCCGCCTCAAGTTGGGCTGGAGTAGTGGCGTTGTTGATCACAACGCGCCCCAAATCGGAAACCGTGGCGTTGGGATTGCCCATGATTTCTTGAGCACCACGGCGAAATGCTTCAAACGCCGCATCCTGTTGCGCTTGGTTTTCCTGCTGTTGCTCTTGCTGTTGCACCCCCCGCAGCGCATTGATCCCAGGCGCAATCCGCGACAGCGTCTGCAGCCGCGACTCAGGTGCAAACTGCATCGGCTGCCGTTGGCCAGCCATCAGGGGCAATCGGGTGTCAAGTTGCATGATTTCAGCCTCCAATAGGACGCTTGAGAATTTCTCGGATAAGGCTTTCTTCTTGCTGCCGGTTCAGATAGTTCTGGAACGAGTTCAGCACCCCGCCGACAGCCCCAGTGTAAGCCGAGGCGCGGCCCATCCGCCCCGCCGCCAGCGCGTTGGCCTCTTGGCCCATGATGTTGCCGGCAGAGGTGCCAAACCCAGACGCCGCGTTGCCCATCTGGGTGCCGGCAGTCTGCCCCAGCCCCGCGATGTTTGCCAATCTGTTGTACGCGTTGCCGTACTCCTGAGATGCCGTATCCTGCGCAAACCGCTGACCGGCCTTGAGCGCACCGCCCGACAGGAAGTTCCCCCGCGAAGACTGCATGCGCTCCAGCGCTTTCAGCCCCTCGCCCAGACGGAACCCGTAGCCCGGGTCCATCTCCAGCATCTGCTGCTGCGAGCCTTGGCCGCCGAGGCCCATCGCACCGGACAGGCGCTCCAGCGCTTTCGTGCCGGCAGTGCGGTACGGTTCCAACAGGCCCTTCTGGTACTCGAACATCTCCCGCTGCAAAGCGAGAGCGTTTGCCGCAGCATCGGCTTGCGTTTGCGCGGCCTTCTCTGCCGCGTTGGCCTCTAGCACGCCCCCGACGACGCTGCCGACGCCGCCTACGACGGCTTGGCCGACGGGGCTGGTGACGAGCTGGACGGCTTTGTCAAGGAGGCTGCCGCCTGCGCCCGTTACCGTAGACGCAATGTCTGCGGCTGTTTTGCTGCCGGTAGCCCCGAGAACCGTGTCGTAGGCCGACGTTTGGGCGCCGGTCATCCCAGCCCCGTATCCTTCCGAGCCGTACAGTGCTGCTTTGTCGGCGGAACTCAAGCCGGCGCCAGTCGCGCCAGTTGTTGCGCCAGTAGCGGCAACGTCTGTAACGGTTGGGGCAACAGTGCCGCCTCCTGCCACGCCGCCGGTTGCGCCAGCGCCAGCGCCCAACGCTCCGCCAGAAGCAAGAATTGCATCAAACGGTAGTCCTGCATTGGCACCAATCAGAGCAGGATTGAATCGCCCAAAAGCCGTTGCCGCTGCATTTGTTCCGTACCCCGCGGTGCCAAGCCCCGCTTCCATAGCGGCAGGCGTCAGCGCGTTTGTGACGTTGGAAGCAACGCCCGAAAAAGCGTCGGCAACTGGCGCAACATTCGCAACTCCTACCGGCGAAGGCATTGACCCGACTACAGCAGCAGGATCGGCCAACGTGCCGAACTCAAACGTCGGCGGCGTAAGTGGGCCAAGTTTTGGGGGAAAATCGGCCAGCGGCGTTACGGTTGGCGATTCCATCGGCAACGGAGTTCTCGCCGTTGTGGGCGTCAGGTTCTGGTACGCACCCTCGGCCAAAACATCCGACGGCAAAGTCGCCAAGTCCGCCGCGGTCAGCGCGCCGCCGGTTCCCCCCAGAAGCGCATTGACACCCGTTATTTCCGCAGCGGTTGCCGGCGCAATCACGCCAGGCGCCATAGCCTCTGCGATGCCCAGCGCGCTGCCGGCACCTGCGCCCGCACCAGCCCCAGCCCCAGCGCCGCCCAGCAGCGCATTGATACCCGCGCCAAGACCGGCCAACCCGAGGCCGGCGCCCCAAGTCTTGATCAGCGGCATGACCATGTCGCCGATGTCGGAGCCTCCAATCTTGATATCCTGCACGCCATCTGGCGTTACAAAACCCCAGTAGGTATTGAAAGTGCGCTTGTCCGGGTGCTTCCACCGAAGGTCGTAGCCAGAGGCGCGAAGGCTATCGATGGCCGCCTTGGCTGGAGGCGTATATTGCTGCCCAACTTCTATCGGCATAAAACCGCCGTTCGGGTCGGGCCGCATTTCAATCATGGGCTCATACACTTTTCCCCGGAAGCCCGTTGCCTGCAGAACCTGCTCCCACGGACCCACATATTTCATGGTTTCCGGGTTGCCATACGCCGGGTCATTGGCCCAACGCGGATCGTCATACGACCAGTATTCAGACGACACTTTTGCCATGATTCACCTCACCCAATCCGCCAGTTGGTGCCGTCGCTGTACACGGGGACTCCGTTCGCCCCGCCTGCGGCTACGATAGACGCAAACGTCGTCGCGTTGGCATCGGTGACAAAAGCCCGCGCACCCGCCCCGGCGGTAGCCGCTGCCGGCAGTGTAGCCACGGTCAGCGTGCCGTGGTTGAAGTACTTCACGCTGAACGTCAGCGTCAGACCTGGCACGCGGAACACCGTAACGCTGGCGTTCCCCATCGTGATTTCGTTGCTGACGGTGGGGCCAGAGGCGTCAGCGTCATAGCCGATGATTGTGTTATTGCTGCCAGATGTCAACGAATTGCCGGCCTGCATGCCAACCGCTGTGTTATTGACGCCGGTCGTAAGTGAATTAAGCGACGAAGCTCCGACGCCAGTATTTCTGTCGCTTTCACAAACCTCCAAAGATCCTGCGCCCACAGCAGTGTTCGCACTAAAGCAAGCACCATTCAACGCGGATCGTCCAATTGCTGTATTGGAGTTTCCAACAATAGTTGAGGACAGCGCAAACGAACCAATGGCGACATTATTTGCTGAATTGTTAACGTCAAGGGCGGCGTGCCCTATTGCAACATTATCAGAACTATTGTTTGAAAGCAGCGCATCTGACCCTATTGCTACATTTCTTTGGCCGGTTGTCAACGCCGACAGCGATCGATACCCAACGCCCGTGTTGTAGTTTGCCGTCGTAGCCGCCGACAACGAATCGTAGCCCACGGCCACGTTGTAATCCCCGCTGGTGTTGGCATCCAAGGCTTGCGAGCCGACGGCGACGTTTTGAAAGCCGTTAGTGTTTGACGTCAGGGCGTTGTACCCGACGGCAACGTTGTTGGACCCCGTGGTGTTGCTATCCAGCGCCGTGTCGCCTACGGCAATGTTGGTGGCAATGCTGCCGGCACCCAACCCCACGGCAACGCCGACTTCTTTGGTCAAGTCGAACGGAGCGTAAATGTTGTCGTCGGTCTTGATCAGCGTGCCCAGCGACGTCTGCAGAACGAACTTGTATGACGAACCAGCCGTAAGCCAGATTTGCGCGGGCGTTCTGCCGGCGCTGTCCAGCACAATGGGGTTGGCGTTGGCCGTGCCGCCAGTAGACGACGTGTACGTCGCCGCGGGCGTCGTTGTGCCGGCAGCGTAGGTGTAGATCAGCCCGCCGTTCAGCGGGTTGCCGTTGTTGTCGAAGAACTGGGCGCCTGCGCCTGCGTATTGGGAGAGGACGACTGCCATCAGGGCCTCACTGTTGAATCTGAGTGACGGTGACGATCACGGCAGCCGAAGCGGGGGCATAGGCCGTGGCGGCGGCGGCAGTGAGCGACAGCGAAGTGTCTGAGACGGCCCACATGAGCTCAAGGTACTCGTTGGCCTGCAGGGAGAAAAACTCCGACACGGTGATTGTCGCAAACCCACCGTTGCTGTCCAGCGATGAAATGGCTGTGCTGTTGGCGTAGTCGGTCGTTCCGTTCCGCCGGAACCACACCCTGGCGTTCTTGGACGACGAGTTGGTCGAGGTGAACTGATACCGCACCGTGAACTGGTACAGGCCCGACTGAGGCACTTTGAGGCGCGTCAGCGGCGAGCCCTCCAGCGTCACGCCCTCGGCAATCTCTGTGGTGTCCAGCGGAATGGCGTATGCCGTGTTGATCACCGCTGCCGTCAGGTTGGTCGTGCGCGTGAACTCGCCGTAGTACTTCTGCTGCTCAATGGTGGGCCGCACGAAGATGTCGCCGCCAGTGGCGTTGGCCACCAGCACCGCGGCCACGGGAATCACGTTGTCAGGTGCCGTGGGCTTGGTCGCCGTCAGCCCGCCGGCTACCGTTGGGCTGGCGTACAGAACGTCGCCCGCGGAGAACATGCTGGTGTTGATGCCGCTGACGTTGCCCCACACGCAGCACAGGCCCGTGGCGCCACTGTCAGGCAGTTCCTCGGCCATCACGCCCAAGATGTACAGCGACGGCGATGAGCCGTCAGCCAAGTACGGGGCGACGGACAGCACGTTGTTCGACCCGACGCCCACAAAGCCGACGACGGCCCCCTTGGGAATCGTTGAGCCCGTTGTGTTCTGGACGATGGTGTACTGCGTCAGCGCGGCGTTTTCTGTCGCGTTCTGCAGCAGTTGGAAGAACCGAAACCACGCGCGAGTAGTCAAAGCCCCCTGATCCACCAGCGGGTCGCGCTGAGCCGGTACACGCGGCGCAAGCTGCACGTCAGGCGCTCGTCGGGGTAACGGAAAGCTCCGCACCCATGATGGCGATCTTCACCGGATCGGTGCCGCTGACTTCGTACACCCGATCCCGCAGTTTGGTGGTCATGCCCAGCCGGCGCCAGATCACGCGCTTGCCGTACTCGCCGAGTTTGCCCATGCTGGCCCAGTGCTCGTTGCTCCAGGTGTGGCCGCCGTCGTCGGACCAGCGGAGCATGACTTGGGAATTACTGCCCTGACCGGTATTGATGCCAATACCAGCTTCGCAATCCAACTGCAACGCATGATGCGCTGTGCGCTTCAAATTGTTTTGCCCCGTAGGCAACGCGCGCCATGACCGCAACCAGCGTTGCACTTCTTCGTTATCGTTGTACACCTCGGGATCAAACGCATAAACGCGCCCGTTTTCCCAGTCCCCCACCAGCACCTGCCCAGCAAAGTTTGCCTGACAGTTGCTACGGTGGCGGCGGTACTGCACGCCATCCCAGTACGCTCGCTCATGCCACGCGCCAGTGGCAACGTCAAACACCCACGTAGCCTGCGACGTCGGAAATGTCAGCACGTAGAACGAGTGCCCGTCCTGCTGGTACGAGTAGCCGATAGCGTCGTTCAGCACGCCGTACTGCTGAATCTGCCACTCAATGGCGTGCGTGCTGACGCGCTGAGCGTTGTAGCCTTGGTTGCGGTACACGATGCCGTTGCCGCGGGCGTCAGATCCCAGCCAGAACACGGCGTTGTCCAGCTTGGCGACGCTGTACGGCGCAAGGCAGCCGGTTTCCATGAACGCGCCTTCAATGCGCGCCAGCGGAAAGTCAGCCAAACCGGCGTTGTACCAGACCTCAACGGTGTTGTTGCCGAACAGCCAGACCTCGCGGTGGTCAACCATCAGCGACACAATGTTGTCGGGGTTGCCCTCGGCGCTGGCAAAGTCCAGTGGGTCAATGGCAGTGCCGTCAAGCAGCAAGGTTACCCACACGCGCTGGCTGTTGGGCTCGTTGAAGACGAAGTAGCTGTCCAAATAACCGACAGTGACGGCGCCCGGGAAGTCAGGGTCCGTGACCTGCGCAAACACACCCGTGTTGGCGTTGTAGATGAACGCGCTCGGATTGCAGGCCACGAACAACTGAATGCCGTTGTCGGCCATGCTTACCGGCCCGCTGCCGTTAATCAGGCCAAGCTCAGTGACGGCAAAGTTGCCGTCCACGCGGTACAGCTTGCCGCCAGAGGCAACGTACAGGAAGTCCCCGAATTTCCACATCCCACGGATGGGGCCTTCTCCTACGGTCGCCGCCAGACGAAGCCCCGGGCACCGCTGCAAAAACGCCGCTTCCTTGCCCCCTTCCGGCACAACCTCTGGATACAGGTTGACCATGCGGTTCGCCGCAGCGTTGAGGCTGCGGGCGACGTAGGCCCCACCAAGGATAGGCGTCTTCACGGCGTGCCGGCGTAGATGTTGAACCGCTGCTGACGGCGGTTGATCAGGTTGTACGGCAGGCTCATGATGTCGTCAGCGAAGTTGATCCGCTTCAGATCCCGCTTGGACGCCATCGCAATACGTTGCACCGTCGGGGGCGGCTCAACGCCAAACTCGGCCGCAATCTCGCAGGCCAAGTTGTATTTGAAGCACCTCAGGTAGCCAGGCGGAAACACCAGCACCGTGTTCAGCGTGGCGGGCTGCGAGAGCTCCTGCACCGAGACGAGGTGGAACTCCAGTTCCCGCGTGGGCACCGGGTACACCGTCATGGTGATATCCGGCATCGTCATGTTCACCCACATGCTCTGTGGGTAGGTGGACGTGACGGTCTTCAGCGCAATGCCGTTGTACTGCTGCTGGTTGATGAACATCAGGCCGTAGCTGATGCCCGTCGTTGGGTCGCGGAAGTAGCAGGAATCGTCCAGCTGTACCGGGCGATTGCCGACAAAGTCCCCGCTGGGGCCGAGCGTGCGTTCGTAGACGTTTGCCGGCCAGTTGAACACCTGATCCTGCGTGGAGAACACCGACAGGCGCTCAATGCTCCACGAGTCCAGCATCTGGTTCAGTGCCGTCAGCGCGTCCTGCGCTGTTTCGGCCGATGGGGTTTCGCCCTCGGCCAGTTGGCCGATCAGCCGCAGCGCGGCATAGATTTGGTCACCGGCTGTCGTTGACATGCTCGGGCTCCTTGCGACGGCGCCTCCCGAGCATGTGGTTCATGGGGACAACGGCGTCATCCCCGGGCTCGTCGGGCTCACCCGGAGTATACCGCTGCCAACCGTTTTGTTCGTCGTATTCTGCTTCGGCCTCCATCGTGGCGATTTTCTGGCCGTGGCGCGGATGCTCAAGGTAGATCAGGGGCACAGGTCGCCTCCAGGTTGCTGGCGCAAATACGTGTGAAAGTTGCCCGGGTACGACTTGTCTGCGCTGTGGTGGTCAAGCTGCAGATCCGGCACAAGCCAGGCATCGCCGCCGCATTCTTCCCAGCGCCGGCAGAAAGCGTAATCTTCGCCCCACCACACGCCCTTGTGTGCGCCGTGGTTGAACAGATCCACGCTCATGCGGTATTTTTCGCCGTAGCACAGATCCGGGTAGGCGGTCATAAAACGGTCTACAGCGGCCGTTGTAACCTTGAGGAACCCTGCGGGCAGGAGTCGCGCTTTAATCGCGCCATCGGCCCGTACAACGGGCGTGCCGGCAGGCGTGCTGTGAATGGTGCCCATGTAGGACACCTCGTCAGCCTTGAACCGATAGGTGCCGCCAACGACGTCACCCGGGGTTTCAATGAGCGTAAGCAGATCGGCTGGCCGCCAAGACAGGTCGTGGTCGATAAAGACGATCACGTCCGCCTTGGCGTCCAGCGCTTTGCGCAGCATGGTTGCCCGTGCCGCGCTGATGTACGGGTTGCCTACCTCGTTGACCATACCCTCGTCCCAACCCGCGGATTTGATGAGGGGGATGGACGCCTCCAGACTGTCTAGGCACTGCTGGTACGGGCGCTTGATGGTCGGAACGCAGAAGACAACCTTGGCCATGAGTCAGTGACGGCTTACGCCGCGCCCTTCCACAGACCAACACCGGTCAGCGTCGCGCTGACTTCAGCAGCCCAAGCGGCCAGATTGGACGCCACACTGATGTAGGACGATGCCGACACAACGGACGCGGCTTGGATGGCCGCGGCGCGCTGAGCAGCCGGCGTGGCGCCGTAGAAGCCCAGCGTGCCGGTGGCCGACGGTTGCAGAGCAACGGGCTGACCCGAGCGACCAACGTTCAGAGTTTCGGCGGTGTTGCCGTCGCCGACCTGTTCGCCGTCACCGATCTTCGGAGCTTCGAAAGTTTGAGCAGACATGATGTTCCTTTCCGCCGCTTATGCGGCACCCTTCCACAGGCCAAGGCCGGTGAGAGTGGCATTCACCTCGGCGGCCCACGCCGCAAGGTTGCTGCCGACAGTGATGTACGACGAGGCGCTGACGACAGAAGCCGCCTGCACCGCTGCCGCACGCTGAGTGATGGGCGTCGCGCCGTAGAACGCGATCTTGCCACCGGCACTGGGGAGTGCCCCCAGTGCGCAGTCGTCAAGATCTTGGTCCGTGTACGCAACACCAATGGGCTTGGTGTAGGACATGGTCAATCACCCCCAGAGACGGACGGCCATCTGCGGACGGATCACGCTGTAGCCGTACAGCACATCAATACGACACGGCATGCGGTCGTTGTTGATGTCGTACTGGCGCACGATCCGCATGCTGATCCCGTTGTGGACCTTGCGCGAGGCCATGTCCACGCCGTTGGGCAGCAGCAGGTCCGCCGTGGCGAACGTGATGGCGTCCTTGTGGTAGATCAGGTTCTGCGGGTACTGCGTGGAGGCAGAGCCGAGGAACGTGACCGTCTTGCCGGACACCGGGAACGAGTCCACCGTTGCGAGCGCCTGACCCGACGTGTAGATCGCCGGGCTCACGCTGACGGTGTACGCGCCGGCCACCGCGGTGGCATCCGCCGTCGCCACGAACTGCTGCAGGGAACCAGTGGACTCGCGGGTCTGCGGGTTCACTGCGAAGCAGTCAGCGATGGTGAAGACGTCGCCCTTCTTGATGGTCTGCGTGCCGGTGCCCGTGATGGCAATCGTCGTCGCCCCTTGGGACGAAACGGTCGTCGTCACGGTGTGGGCGCCAGTGCGCGTGCCCGTGGTGTGCTGCTTGATGGACTGCGACATGTTGATCTCGTCGTAGCCCAGCACACCCTCGCCCATCATGCCGTTCTTGAACTGGCGGGAGATGGTCGAGGTCGGGTTGAACAGGCCCTTCATGCCTTCCACCAGGCCGGCGTTGGCGGCGGGGTTCACCGTCGCGTAGCGCGGCGACATCAGCGCGGCCGCCTCGTTGAGCTTCTGCTGGCCCTGCAGCAGCACAAGGCTGGTAGCAGGCGTCGTGCCGGGGGTGCCGACCGACTGGAAGATGCTCTGGAACGAGTTGGCGACGTCGGCGTCGATGCTGGCCGCAAGCTGCGACACGCGCGGCTTGAGGATACGGTCAGCGAAGTCGTCCAACGACAGAGCCATTTCGGCGGACGTGAAGTTCACGCCGATGTGCTTCTGCGAGGCGACGGTCAGCGTGGTGTACTGCTCGTTGACCTCTTGGACGCCCAGCGCGGCGCCGTTGGTGACCAGTGCGCGATCCGGCAGGCGGATACGCAGCGTGTCGCCGATCTTGGCGCCTTCGACGGCGAACGAGCTGTCGTACTGGCGGTTGATGTTGCGGGTGATGAC